CAGGGACAGTGAATCGCATGACGCCTCCTATCAGGTCAGACCGTACAGACGACCCATGTGGGTTTTGGACTGGCGAACTTCCATCGCAAAATCACCGATGATGCGAGTGCGCTGGCCGTCCTGGCCGTTCTGGGTGGCGTCAACAGTGCGCCATGCGCCCGAATCGGCGGCATTGCCGGCAGCCATCGGCACGACGCTGATTTTGCCGGCGTCGTAAATCACTAGCTCATCGGCTGCCAGGTTGGTGTCGATCACGATCTGGTTGACGTTGCCCACCAGCGGCAGGTCGGTCGGCAGGCGCAGGATCGAGCCTTCATCGGCAGACCAGTTGGCCAGACGGTCGCTGGAGTAGTTGGCCGAAACCAACGCATTCAGCTTACGCGCCAGCGGGATGCCGACAGCAATGGTGTTTGCCATGCCGCCACGGGCAACAATCTCGGCATTCAGCGTGTTGATCTTGTCCAGATCCAGCGCGCCAGATGCGTCGGTGTTGATAGCGCCCGACTGCTCCAGGAAGTAGCGCAGGCCGCCGGTGTAAGACACAGCATTACCGCCAATGATGGCGGTAGCCTTACGGCCACGAACCAGTGCACGATCCATCTGGATGGTCAGCTGGCGAATACGCTCAGACACCTGGAATGCCAGATCGTTGGTGCTGCCGAACTGGATGGTGGCCAATGCACGGCGGCTGAACTCGACAGCGGTGTCCATGGTCTGGAAAAAGTTCTCAACCGGATCAGGCTGGAAGATGCCGTCATTCTGAGCCAGCGAGTTTTCCTCACGACCCACGGAGTCGATGGTAAGCACTTGGCCGCTGGTCAGTGCAGCAGCGGTCGAACCGCCGAAACCACGGACAACGGTCAGGTTATTGCCAGATACGGCAGTAACCAGGATTACTTCCTCGGAGCCGGTCGGGCTGAGGGTCATGCCAGGGCGGAACTTGGAGCCATCAGCAACCGGCACAGTGGTGCCCGTGATCAATACGGCTTCGGTGGTAGCGGAGCTGGTCGCGTCAACGCGCATATCCAGCCATGACATTTTGTAGCCGTCGAACGGGACGCGAGGCGCGCCCATGCTGACAGTGGCCAGAATACCAGTGCGGTTGGATCGTGCGATCTCAAACGCTTCATTGATTACCTTGTCGTTCAACAGAGCCGACAGGTCAGAAGAGAGTACAGGCATGGGTCAATTCCTCATTGATTAAATTGGGCTTGCAAAAAGCCGGTCAAATCGCCTTTGGCTTTCGCCTCTTGGCCTTTAGTGGTATTTGCAGCACCGCTGCCTGTCGCTCCGGTGGCACCGCCTCCGGTCATTCCTGAGCCGTCAACCAGTGACGGATATTCGTCCTTAATGTACTTGACAAACCGCGCCTTGTCCACCTTGACGCCATCTATCTGGTATTGCTTCTCACCATCGACAATCTGCACATGATCCCTGATCAGTTTGGTCAGCGCTTTTTGCCTTTTACTGTCGCCGGTCAGTGATGACGCAATGTCTCGCGTCTCGCTGTCGCATGTCATTTCAATTTCACGCTGCTCGCGCTCTTGTAGCAGCTTGTCGCGTTCTGCAAGCTCGGCCTCAAGGCGGTCTGCCCGCTCTTTCTCGGTTTCCCACAGCTTCTGGTGGTTGCCTTCTTCTTCGGCCTTTTTGCGTTCGGCCTCTGCCTGGGCACGCTCAATCTCTTTAGCCTTGCGCTCGGCCTCTTTGCGGTGCTTCTCCGATTCGGCCTGTTTGGCTTTGTACCGCTCAAGCTCGGCGCGGAGTTCTGCTTTTTCTGCGTCTTCTTCGACCTGCTCTGCCACTTCTTCCACTTCCTCGGACTGCACCTGTTCAACTTCGCTCATCTGTCACACTCCCGGTCACTGACCGTCTAGGGTTGCCCCGGCACTGCCGGTTGGTTCATCAAAAAACTCGTTTGCGATATCTTCCATGATCTGTTCAGGCTCGCGCCCATCCTCTAGCTCGATGCGGCCTGTCTTGATCATGTGGATTACATCGCGGGTGGCCAGCGCATTGCCCTGCCGTGCTGCCATCACTGCAGTCAGCGCTTGCGGGTCGAGGCCGGTTTCCCAGAATTGGTTATTGAGGCGGTATTCGATAACGTCAGGATCAATGCCAGCGAAACGCGCCATGGTCTCAAGACTGGCCTCTATGCCTTCGCTGGCGTTGCCGACAACGGTCTCCAGTACCGACGCCTCAGCGCTTGCATTGATCCGCGCCGCCTCTGCTGTCTCTGTACCGCCGCCGCGCTGCACAAGGCTCGCGCCCATCTGCGCCATCTGCCCATTCTTGCTATCAACCAGCGCCATGCTCAGGTTGTCAGACTGCGCCTGCATAATCTGGGCATTGCCGCCTTTGGTTGTGATACCGAACCGCGAACCCAGGCTAATACCGTGCGGGTTCTGTTCGTTCCATGTATTTACGTCAGTCTCGCCAAGGTCGACATGCAGCATCGGCTGAGCAATAACAAAACCGGCCTCTTCAAGATCTGCAATGTTGCGATATTGTGCAATCTCGATTTCGGCCAGGTTGTACAGTGGCGGCATATCAACGTCAGGCAGATTGTTCTCTGATCCAATGATTTGCAGCGGGATAAAGTCAAGCGGTTGGCCTTCGCGCTGGCCTTCTCGCCTTGCCATGCGCGGCACCCATTCCTCGGTCTTTTCGCTGCCGTCGATGTTGTATAGCTGTTGTGTATAAACGCCGTCGCGCAGGCGCAGCACCCGATAGACTGTCTGCTTGTCGTGTCCAAACTCATCGGCTGGCGCGTCGATGAACTCTTGCAGTACAACCATCGTCAGCTTCTGCTTACCCTTGACGCCTTCAAAGCGCCAGTTGATCAGAGACTTTGCCGGATAGGCCGCAAGCGTTGGCCGCAAATCCATTGCCCGTTCTTCTTCGCTCGATGCGCCTGGCGGCATCATGGGCGCATCAACCAGCAGGGCATATCGGCCAGTTTCCAGCAGGCTTTTCATCATCGCTTTTGCGACCTGCTCAAGAGACTGGCCAGCACCGTCGATGTTTTCCAGCCACGGCATCATTTGTTCGGGGATATTAACCCTCGGCGCACGCCGAAACACCATGCCGACCAAGCTGTCACGGGTGCGGCCTGTAACGCCCTGCACGTATGCACGTTCGAGGTAGCGGGCATATCGCTCTGGAAACTCTGCGGCGAACTCGGCTGGAAGCAGCCTTGTCTGCTCTTTCTTTACCCAATAGGTGCCTTTAGCCACAACAGTGACGCGACGCCAGATTGGCTCGTACTCCGTGTAATCCGGGTGGTTCGTGTTGACTGGCATAGACTCTGCACCAATAGCGGTTTGCTGGATAATAGCACCCATTGCGCGGACGGGCAAAATGGGTTAGTGCATTTTGATTGTTACGGTTGGCATTGTGCGCTTTTTAATCATCGGCTCAAGGGCGTAGCGAAGCGCATCAACAGCATGATTCCACTGGTCAACCAGTACCGGCAGCACGTCGCCAGATAGCCGGTCAACCTTGTAGCTGTACAAGCGGAACTCATTGAACGTAGCAGGGCATCGGCTATGTATAACAACGCGGTCAAACGATTTGATGAATGCCACACCATCCTCAACACTGCCTTTGCCCTTTTCGCACGACACAGCGCGAGGTATTCCGTTGCGCTTGATGTAGCTGATTGACTCGGGTCTGGCGTTATCACACCTGGCGACATGCGCGGCAATATCGGGCATCACGGCCAGCAATGCCGGCGCGGTATCGTCAAGCTCCAGCTTTTTGCGGTACAGCTCGCGCTCGATGTACAGTGTGCGGCCATACACCCATGCCTGAACCGCTGCCGTCTCATCCATCGCGTACCCGAAGTCAACGCCGAAATAAGGCCCGTCCCAGTCTGCGCTTGGCGTGAAGTCGCGCATCTCAAACAGTCCGCTGAATACCTGGGCGTCTGTGATCTCAAGACATTCGCCTTCATAGACGTGCGCGTATAGGTTCGGGTCTTTCTCCAGTAGTCTTACGCGCTCATCTTCAAGCGTTTGCGGCCAGTGCGGGTTGTCGCGCCAGTTGACCTTCTGCACATACGCGCCATCGGGCGGGCTGTCTACGAACATGGCGTAGGTAGGGTCTTCGCGGCGGTACGGGTTGAACGTCACCCATATTTCTGAGCCTGGTTCGCGGATCGTCGGAATCAGCACATCCCAGCTCGACTTACTTACGGTCTGCGCTTCCTCAAGCCATAGGTGCGTAATGCCGGCCATCGACTTGATCGACTGCACGTTGTTACGCACACCCTTGAAAATAAACGTGGTGCCGTTGCGTCCAATGATCGTCTCGCGCTGCACGTCATAGAACGCAGCAAGGCCCAGCGACTCGATACGCTCGGCCAGCAGGTAAAGCACGGATTCGCTCAGACTATTCTGAAACTCGCGGGCGCAGAGTATGCGGCATGGTTTTGAGTAGCCGGCCAGTAGTAGCGCGTCGGCCACTGCGTAAGACTTACCAGAGCCTCGGCCACCATAAAGCACCTTGTAGCGGTGCGGCCTGAAAAGCCCTTTCGCCCAAGGTGCAAACTTAATCGTCTTGCTTTGGTTCATCGCTGAAAACGACAGTGATGGGAGTCATGCTGCCGTCGGGGGACGTGTGCGCAAGCTCCTGCCTATCACTCCAGCCCATGTTCTTGAGCGCAAAAATAGCGCCAGTTGGCTTTTCGCCACAAAGGCGCATCTCGTAATGCCACTCTACCAGAGCCTTTGCTCTTTTTACTGAGTCAGAAAAACCTTCGTAATTCAGGTATTCGTCAATGCTCTGCCGCGACGAGAACCCGAGGAACAATGCGAGCCCTGTCCATGTGACCGGCTCATTTTCCTCTTTGCAATACCAGCGGTACTCGTCAACTTTGGCGTCAAACGCTTCCGGCGTCTCGTACTTTCGCGGCCTGCCTATAGGGTTCGCCATAACTCATATGCTCCAGTTTAGATGCCATCAGCATACCACTGACAAAAAAATCCCGCCACTAGGACGGGTAAGGCCCGGAGAAGCTCGACGGGCAGGGCTGCCTTCCTTGGCGGAGAAGAAGAACGCCCGGAGGCGTCGGCCTGCATGCTTGCAGGGAGATAAGAGCGCCTGCGACCAAACCAGGCATTAAGGTCGTCCGCCCGACCAGGTGACTCCCAATCCTAAGCGGTTGATGCAGATGGCCGGTGCTGATCCCGGCTCAGGACCGCACAGTCTATGACTGCCGCCTTTCGGCCTCGCGGCGACCACCAGCGTGGTCACGCATCTGCATCTAAGTGCGCCATCTCTAGGGTGCGGAGGTAGTCTACCTCTTGGTCCGCACCGTGTCAAAATCCGCAGACTCTTCAAAGCTGGCCCCGGCGCAGTCTAGGCCGTAGTGCTCGCCATCCCCATGACTGCGCGCGATGTTATCCATGCGCTTCTCGCCCTCTTCCCATACGTTGGGCGTGGCCGGGTGGCTGCGATTGACTGACATACTGCGCAACCGCCCCTGATACCAGTTGGCCTTGCCCAGGCACTTATCAGCCGGCCCTTTGTCGCCAGCGCGTAGCCGGTACTTGAGTGCATTGCCCTTCAGATATCCCTTGAACTCTTCCGGCGTCAGGGTGCGCTGGATAACGTCGATGGCCTCCATGTCGGGAAACAGGCGGTAGTGTGCCGGGTTGTTGATTTCGTCGGTCATCAATAATCCCCCTCATCATCTTCCGGCTGCATACCCTCAGCCGCCTTATCTGCCAGCGCCTCGGCATGGCGCACGATGATGTCGTAGAACGGCTTGGCCAGGCCTTCCATCTTCGCATCACCGCTATCGGCAGCCGCAACGATAAGCTGCATCAAGTAGCCGTCGCTGTCGTCCTTGATCGCCTCGTCCATGTCATCAGCTGCTGCGGCCATCGTGTCGTAC